CTTTCTTCTTACCAAAGATAGCATCCCAATTATCTTCATACTTCTTCTTGTCTGTGGGGCGGGTGGTTGAACCCTTGCCTCCGTGTGTCTGTCCTGTAGCCATCAGCTGTTATCCCCATTCTCAACCACCACTACTTGTGTCAGCTTAGCTAAGTACCATTGAGCTTTCTGTAAGTCCTCTACCTGCTTGCCTTTGTACTCATAGCGCCACAGATACTTCATGCAGTTGCCCTTGAGGTAGCCTTTAAAAGCTACACTAGACATGGACTCTTCAATGGCTTCAATACACTCAATGTTGCCTGTGTTGTAGTGGTCAGGATTGTTGACAACATCTACATCTTCGGCCTCTGCCATGTCAAGATAAACCTTCATCAAAGACTCGTCTATCTGAGGCTTACGTTCTAGCGGCGGGTGATCCTGTCGTAGTCGATCCCAGTCTGATGGTGTTGCAGTATTAATGCTCATCTTCTAAGTCCTCTTCTAATGCTTCAAGTCTTTCTTCGATCTTGTCTTTAAACTTATTAACAATGTCCTCACTAGCAATATCTAAAACCTCTAGCAGAGTGACCTCATCAATCTGAGACAGTCTCTCGCATACCTCTTTAAAAGTTAGTGGCATACTTCTTCTCCAAGTACGACATCGAGATAGGAGCCTCATCGAACTGCCCGTTGTTTACTTCATGCAGCATCCATACGCCACGCCATGATTGATTAGTCTGGTGGTTTAGATAATCTTCATCGTGCTTGTAATAGATACCACCGAACAACCCAGTGATACGTGATCCATCTGCTGTCCTGTCGTATGCACACTCCCTATCTTGAACATGCCCCATGACACAGCTCATATGCTTCTTAGCTAGTAACGCTCTTGCTGAACTAACAGCACGACCCATAACCCCTGACGTAAAGTAGTGACAGTACGCCACGTTGTCGATGATGGCTGGCTCTAAGAACCTATAGGTCTCCCATCCATACTCTTCAAGTCGTAGGTCTTGATATCCAATCAGCCCCTCTAGCTTTGCATCACTCTCTACTGCCCTCTCAATGCGCTGCTCGTGGTTACCAATCAAGAACACCATACGTGGGTTCCATACTTTCTTACGGTTCTGTCGTAGCCTACGTTGCTCAGCTCTTATGGGTGTTAGGAACGCTTGCATACCTGCGTGTCCTGCTTCGATGTCATCGGTGTAGCGTCTGCCTTCGAAGCTCTTCTTGCCGATATCCCAGCTCGACAGGCTTGGCATGTCCCAATGGTCTCCCAGATGTATGATTGTATCGGGTTTCTTATCAGCAGCGTACTGACCTGCCCATGCTAGATGGTCATAGGTCTGGTTAGGTTTACACTGTGTGTCTGGTATAACTAAATGCTTAGTCATTTGATTTCCTCTGCTCACGTTCAGCGTTTGTCTTTAGCTGGTGACATGGTTTACATAACACTTGCAGACCATCAGCTTCGCAGAACATATTCTCAACAAACTGTGGAAGGTCATCATACTTTCTCAGTGTGCCTGCTGGTATGATGTGATCCACCTGTACTTCCTTATCTTTAAACCACTCTGTGCATTCAGCACATTGAAACTCAAAGCGGTGTCGGTGTCCGATGACAGTCTTCTTAGCTGCTGCTTTAGCAGCGTAGCGTGGCGGGAATCTACGGTTGGCATCTCTTAGTGCTGACCGGATGAACCCCCAGTACCTTGCTTCTGTCCACTTACCGTCTGCTCTAGTCCGTGGTACTAGTGTACGTTTCTGTGTCATCTGCTTGCCCTTATCTGAAGCTTATCAAGACTGTTGATATCAGCAGTGCTTGGTGCAGGTGGTGGCGTACCTCTTGTTGGGTTTACTCCATCGTATTCCTCTGCTCTAGTCACAGGATCTACCCACCATTCTTCAGGGACTCTACGTAAGAATAACAATCTTGCATTCTCGTAGACAGATTCAACGTCCCCCTTATAACATGTTACAACTGCTTGGTATAACTCTTCCTCTGTTGTACACCACTCTAATGCTTTAGTAGCCTTGACCTCACCTATGCCCATGCAACCTTGTATGTTATCTACTCTGTCACCTGTAAGCATCTGCTTGTATAAGAAGTACAACCCTCCCCACTCGTTAACCGTAGTCCACTCATCTTTAGCAAAGTTATAGAAGCGACATGGTACTTGCAGAAAGTCTTTATCAACGCTGCATATTACTGTGTTGTCTCCGTGGAGTGTAGCTGCGGTGGCAATCTCATCGTCAGCTTCCTGTCCCTCAACAACATATGCATCCCACTTCTCGACCATGTAATCACGCAGTGCTTGGAAGTGGATTGGTTTCTCTGTGTTGCGTGTTCCTTTGTAAGGTTTGATGGTAGCTAGGTCTATCCTGAAGTTACCCTTACCTGTTAGGTAGAGCTGGTAAGGAGCTGCATCATCACAACTCCTCACCAACGTCTGTAACACCAAGTTATCTAGCTGAGAGAAAGCTACCTCTTGAGTCTCCTCGTTACAGGCAAAGCCTATACGGTAGCTAAAGACATCAGCGTCTATGAGAAGCATTAGATAACATCGTCCATGTTAACACCACCACCATCACCATCCTTATCGTACACTGCTACCTCTGTAATGAGAAGCTTAGCTAGGCTAGGTGAGATACCTTTCTTACCCTTGAAGTCCCAAGGGTATGGCCTAATGGCTGCGTTAGCCTTAGAGCCATTACCAATCAGTGAAGAGTCTACTGCATCCATACCAGAGAAGGCAGGCATGATAGGGTGGTTTGATTTAACCGTGACATAGTTACCACGATCATCACCTTTGTTACGTACTTGAATGCTCATTGCTGAAAGGGCATCAACCGCTTTCGAGGATAGCTTACCAATATCCACCTGATACTTACCGCTCATGTCGTTAGGCTTGTTCAGGAATGGCCAGTGAAGTTCGCATGCTACTACTACAGGTTTAGTTTCCATATTGTTTCTCTCTTTGTTGTTAACTATTAAGTCTATGTACCATTAAATAGAATCACATTGAATGTAATCTTATATTCTC